ATAAATTCCTACACTAACGTGCTAAGATCATTGACATTTATTTTTTTTTTGTTTTTCATTGATTTTATATTTTTTTTTTTTTTTTTTTTTTTTTATTTAATTGTAATAAATATATGATAGCTGGTTAAGCGTTTCGCTAAGCACAGACGTATATTTTGGGACCATCATGTCCCTTTGGCAGTTAAGCCGTAAGCTCTCTACCATCTTAGTAGACCAATCATCATAAATTTCTCTACCATGTAATGATAATTCTCTAAATCCGTTCTCTATGTTCTGGGTACACTGAGTAATTTCATCATTATCTCCCTTTCTCCAAAATGGAATTTCCAAGATCACATCTAACTCTAGAGGAGCCACATACCTAGAGAATTCTTCACAATAGCGAAACATTCTTTTTAAAAAGGTAACCTGTGTGATATCCTTGTATTTGACTGCAGCCTCATCACCTTTCGATGAATCAGTTATAGTATATCCGCAATCTTCATACATTCCTACTAGTGTAAACAGGTTGTAATCTTCTTGAATATGGGAAGAAACACCGGTCAGACAGTCATCTCCATAAGCGACAGCAAATACATGATATCTAAAGGAGTCCAAACTGCCTGGACCATAATTAACTCTATAAACGTAACGTGATAATATCAAATTGCAAAGGGTATTTATAATGACAGTCAATGGATTGCCTGATGGCATAGATCCGTTCCATTGATAAATAACCTCTCCTATAATATGGTATGAATTAACAAGTACATAAAATAAAGAAGTTCTAACAACATAATCTTTACTACCTTCTCGACTTCCATAGAACGATTGAATAATGTCTAGGCATTTGAACATTAGCTGCGCCGAATGACAGGTATCGAAACCTTTAAAGTCAGTGTCCAGTATAGCTTTAGCTCTTGAGCCGATGATTTTCTTCAATTGATCCCACTCTACACTAAAGGGATTAATTCCTACAGCAGACCCATTATTCAATCTACACTGATGAAAATGGGCACAGAAGCACATGAAATATTTCCTAAATAATATAGTCAATACCTGTGGACCTCCTGCAACAAGTCTCAATTTTCCTTTCAACATAACATCATCAAACTTCTTTCTCTCGTCCTTTGGAAAATCTTTAAAAATAAAGTAAGGTATATGACCTTTTTCACACTCCACAATGGTATCTTCTACCGATTGCTTTAGAGCTAAAGCTCGTTCATTTGTTAGATCATATTCATCATCTTTGCCAAACCAATATTCTTTACCTTTGTAACCTGGTGGAATATTTTGACAATCTGGAAAACCCGCTGAAGTAGACCGTGGTATGGAGTCATAGTACTCTAAACCCGGTATTCCTTTCACCGCTTCCTCGAATGTCAATAATCTCCGAAGTGGAACATTGTGAAAAGGTGCCATTCGATTGAGTGTGCCTAGATATTCAGTGACGCACTCGTCTAATATGCTGTCGTCTAGAAACCTTTTATCTTTGGAATATTTGCGGATGGACTTATAAACTCTTGGTTCATAACCAGTGTCTGTTTTAACATCGCTCATCATAACTGGCATAGTTGTTGAATCTTTCCACGTTCCATGAAGGGCAGTGGGAACAATAGTACTTCTTTTAGAACTGAACATGGGCACAGGTATGGAATCTACAATACAGAAACCATCGAGTCCTTTTGACGAACCCCTTTGAGCTACGAATCCCTTATGGAATTTTGGGTCGTTAATGTCAGAATCTAGAGGATCCAAGTAATTACCATCGAAGAACGGATCATTATTCAAATCAAACATACCTAGTGGCGTAGACAATGCCCAACCACCTTCATTTCCAGCTACATGCATGGATAGAAGTGGTTTCTGGCACGCTTTATCAGCCACAAAATACAATGATCCACAATCACCATTTTCGCTCGGCATCTTCGTTCTAACACAAGTCTCCATAACATTGGTTGTTCCTAATTGCTGATCTCCCACTTCTGTTGGAGCCTCGAATAACCCTCCGGTGCTATAAGACAAACCAGCGCATTCAGGTCTTAAGATCGCGATTTCAAATGTTGGTCTATTGGATAAATAGTCCATACCAGTTATAAATTTCCTGATATCCTTATGAGGATTACACACAGGGAATTTCACAAACGCGCAATCATGACTTGTTTGCTCTCTACGTTGCCAAGTGAGAAATATTGATGATTTAACACTTTGAATGTGACCAGAGCCATAAGATGTAAATGTGATAATGGGATCTCTCTCCAAATCAGCTGCAATACCTGATACGAAATGTAGTGGCATCATTGCCACTCTATTCGTTACGAAAACTATAGTTCCTATTTGTATTCCAGCTATCTTCATTAAATACATAGACTTCGTCCTAATTACTTCAGCGATGTCTTTCATGTTCTTATTAATTCCACCCTCGGTCACAAAAGCGCCTCCGGCAGCTTTTAGAGGTTTTGGAACAAAGCTCTTTTTGGCTTTAGAATTAGTAAAATGTTTTCCATAAGACTCGGCAGAAAATGTTTGATCGCTTTCTTTTTCTTTTTTCTTCGATTTAGACTTAGCTCTCGCCTTTCTCCTTTCGCAAATAAAAGCTTGTGGGTTGAATGGCTCGCTCGCATTAGCAGAAACCGTTATGGCTTTTTCAAGCTCATCCAAATCATCGTCATCTGACGGTGTATCTAGGAAACCAGGATCATCTGGATGATCCTTGGGAATGAACATAAATCTTGGTCCATCTTCCTTGGGTGGAGCACTCCATTGAGTGTATCCTTGGTACATAGCGTATGATAAACTAGCACACGCTAATACCTGTAGCACAGGTGAGCATTCGCTAATGGTTGATTTAACCATATTCATGGTATTAGTGAGACATTCTCTATTCAATTTCTTCAAACTGAGTTGGAATCTGGGTTTTGGAACTATGGTGGGCACGAAAATCGCATCGTCTTCAAGTACAGTATCGCACATATCAGCGAAATTCATGGGATTTGACAACCACTGAATAGTCATTCCATTTCTCATAATTCCGTGTAAAATTCTAACAAACGTGATCTTATCAGGAAGTCTCTCCTTTATTAAAATAGCTCTACTGACCTTCAGCATAAATAACATAGCTTCTGGTCGTTTATTATCGAGCTCGGAGAGATATTTGATCGCATCGACATGCCAGTCACTCTCTTTAATATTGTCTTTATAAATTTCACAAAGATCACCCTCTGATAATGATTCTGTGACATTATGAACTCCTTCAGACGCTGACAGCGCATCGGTCTTAATTTCACTTATTCGCTGTAAGTAACTAACGTGCTTCATCTTATTGGCAGCATGTTGCTCCAATATTTCACAGATGACTTGCTGGTAGTTTAAAACATCTCCAGTCTCTTTATACGTCATTAAGTCTACTTTGACAAATTGGTAAGCATTTAGATCTACAGCAGAAGTAACTTTGGATGTGTCTAGCCTATAGGACCAATGATCTGGATCTCCAGTTGTCTTTCTATATCCTTCAGCAGGAACTACATCGTAACATAAAGTTATTCTTCTTTTTAAAGCTTCTGTGTTCTTGATGGATTTAAACTCAAAATACTTAGTGTTAGTGTTCAATAAAATCACCTCAGAATTGAAATAATTAGTTGCTTTGTCATCCATCTCTGCCGTATGTAAATGTGCAGGAACTTTAGTACCGACTTTCATGAAATCCATTATCTCGGAGTCAGGATTGCCTGCAACATCCACTGACTGATCAAAATCATCAAAGATGGTGATATATTTAAGATCGTCATAACCATCCCAATACTTATTCGCAAATTGTCTCAAAAATATGAGACCCTCGTGGTTAACATTGTACATGGTCTTCAACTCTTCGTCAATTATATGTGGCAAAATGTCCACAGCAATAGGATATAGTAAATTTGATTTACCAACACCAGGTGCACCACGCATCATAACACAGACGGGATCAGCTGTAGCGCCAGTTTTGGACATGGCTAAAGCATTAAATTTTCTCTCTACGCTCCTGAGCGAAGCTAAGCGGGAATTTATGTATTGTCCATATTTGGCTTTATCTTCTCTTAAAAGAGAAAATTGCAATTTTCTCCCATCTGTCATAAGTCTATTGAACAGACGAAAGGTGCCTAGCGACAAAACAACATTGCCAGTGTTGTAATCATTTAAGAATTTGCTGGTTTCTGCATCCCACTGATCTAGTTTTTCACAACCTGTTAATCTCTGCCTATGGATTTTAGTGCCAAAGATCTTCTCTCTAAAGAAATCTATGACACACATAAAGCAGTTGAATACATCGTCCGCTATGGCTAACAGACTGTTTTTCATTCTATCATAATTACATATAAAAGATGTTATCACTGTCTTTTGAATCATTTTAACCATATTGATGTTAAAAACGGAACCGAACAATTCAATCATTAAAGAGGCTATATACTGCATAAAAGACAATTTTGTCTCTTGGTTCTCTGCAGGACCACTTTGAGTTTTGAAAGTTGTCATCTGAGACAGCTTCGATATAATCCTTTCAACATATCCCACACATTCATCTTGTTTCATAACTAAAGCAGTAACCGTAGTGAAAGCTAAAGAGGCTTGAAGAAGGTGATGGGAATCACCAGTCTTATAATATCTAAAACATGGGTACGATATCATAAGAAAGGCTGGAATGTACTTTAACAAACTAGTTGTATCTAGTGAATGCTTGTGAACAATATTGATTTTACCTTCGTTGTCATGAGAAACGCCATTCATTAACTGAATAGAATTATCTATAAAACCAGACAACTTGGAATATTGTTCTGTATGCAATTTAACTTGCAATCCTTGTGCTGACAAATTGTCAATGCACTTAGTTAGTGTCGCAACTTGTTCTTTCAGAGCAATCACTTGCTCGTCATCAATACTAAGTTTAACACCATCATCTTTGAACCCTTGCATAAGACTCTCTACTGAGTCAAATTGGGCCTTATCGATACCTAGTGGTGGAAACCAGGATGATTGAGACACAAATGGTTTTGACAACGATTTGTCTTTGGAAATGGTACCACCATTGTATTTTGCACCAGGACATAAAAGACCTTTAGCGAAACAATCGCAGGTTTTAGCTATATGTTTAGCTTTTTCATCCAAAAACTTAAATCTCTTTCCTTCTCCCTTAACTATTTTGTCTTTTTCAACTAAGACAGTAGCCAATTTTGCGCTAGTTCTTTCATCCAAGTTCACTTTAGTGGGACTAGGACTTGAACCATTGCGTTTGGAGGGAATTCGAATCGATATATCTCCAGATCTGACAATTTTAACACGAGATTTTTCGTATTTGTCTTGCCACATATCAGCTTTATCCCAAGAATCTTCTGTTAAAAGCGTTGAGATGGATTTGATCTGGATTTGTTCATGAGAATATAATAAACGAGGTTCACTAAAATCTGAACTTCTGACGTTTCCTAGGATTTTCTGTCTCTTTGGAATCTTCGTCACTCGTTTCTTCGCGTTTGCCAACCCCGAAGCGCCCGCTGTATTGATATTTTTTTTTTGTTTTTTTATTACTTTTGGTTCTTTTTTTGTTGTTTTTTCTTTTTTTTGGGGTTTACTAATGATTTCAGCTAAGTAGCTTTGAGCTTGTACCACCGATTTAGGGTCCAATTGGACTTTAATAGGGTAAAGCATTTGTTGCGTACCTGAATCGATTCTAATGATCGGTTCGGATTTTGAAAGTCTTTTTTTAGTCTTTTGTGTCACATAAATTGTG